CTACCCGTTAACATAGTTAATCTATCTTCAAGTTTTTTCTTTATGAACCCGTTTTTTTCATTTTTGATAGCTTTCTTAACATCTTTTATTCTCCAATTACTATTTGGCTTAATTCCTTTTGTCCATAACTGCATCGCTGCCTTTGATGTTATTAGATTATACATTGCTTTTGTTGAATTGTCTGTACAATCCTTTAAAAACTGACAGCTTTCATCCATCTCTATTGGTTTCATTTACACCTCCTGTTTATTTATAAACTCTTGCTTCATTCTTGTATATGTTTCTTCATCAGTTGCATCAATCAATCCACCTGATATTATTCCAAGACATATTCCTGCTGCTTTGTCTTTATTCATTCCATCTCTTACATATTCTTTATATACATCTGATATTGTCATTTGCTCTCCTTTTTACTTGTTTCTGTAATTATATCATTTATTCTATCTCTGAACTCTACGATTGTTATCATTCCATTCCATTCAAGGTCTGCTAACTCTCTGATGCGTTCAAATGCCTTACCTTTATCTGTCTTTTCTCTTAACCATTTCATTGATACCATTACACAAACCTCCCTTCAAGGTATTCAATTGGATAATCAGGATAATGTTTGTTTAACAAATCAACAAGTTCATTGTATTCGTAGATTTTCATTTCACTTAAATCAGTTACATCATTCCATTCATCTTGCCACCATTTATACTGTAAGAAATATCCATTTCCTTCGTGCTTTCCGTAAGTTTTTGCCTCAACAACTCTGTAGCTTATTTCTTTGCTGAACTCTATTGTTGGATATTTTTCTTTTCTATATTCAGTCCTTTGTTTTAGCGATTTATCAAGCTCATCATCAGTCATCGCATTGATTATATCTTGCACTTTCTTCATACAGTCTCCTTTTCTTTATTTTTCTTCTGTTATTTTATATCCCATTTCTCTTAATCTTTTAACAGACTTTTTTAGTTTTAGATTATTAACAGCTCTCCAATCACTTAGAATGGTTTCTATTGAAACGCCTCTTGATTCTGCTTCTAACTGTATTCTTTCCCATTCTTCTTTGGTGTATTTTTCTACTTCATTCATACAGCCTCCTTTTCCTTTTCTTTTAATTCTGAGAGAAAGACTGCGCTTAAGTACCTCCATTGTACTGATTGGTATTACATTGCTCTATTATGCTACTAGCAATTACCCTTAACGACTGGCAGTTTTAGCCGTAACTTTCTCTCAATCCTTTTCCTTTTCTTTACAAATCTATGGGGCAGGAAAAAAGGTAAAACCTACCCCAATAAAATCTTACTGAAATTATTTTCTTAAATCTTTAAGCAATACATTTGCTTCTACAAAATGCTTCTTACAGAAGTATCCAAACAAATCTTCGTTGTTCTTTCCTTTCCAGAATAATACTTCCTTACCATTTGATTGAAATTGCTTTCCACAAGCTTTGCAATTCCTTTTCTTTGGTGTTAATACAATACTAATTGTTCCATCATAGTTAGTTGTTTTACTGATTTTATAATCAGTTTCTTTTACTTGTAAATCTAATTGCATAATTGCCTCCAATATTAATTTCCACTATATAACAAAAAACCCTACTCAAAATTAATTGAATAGGGTTTCTTGTTTTTATTTGTTGGTATTACTTACTTGCTATCTTTTGTTACTACATCTTTAAAAAAGATTGTTTGTCCATTCTTGATAACATAAATTGCTTGTTGTGTGTTGAAACCTTGCAAATATAGTTGTTGTCTTCCTATTTGAAAACCTCCCTCAACTTTGCCTTCTTCACCAAACTTGCAATTGTCTTTTGGTAACACCAATTGATAACCTTGTATTTCTTTTGCTTCAACTTCGCTTGTTTTTTGGTTCCTATGTTGAACTATTGTAGAACCAATTTCATAATAATACTTTGAAAATTCTTTGCAAAGTGTTTCATGAATAACTTCATTCAAACGAGCTTGAATAACTTGTTTAAGAGAATTTTTTGTTGTTTTGGCTTTGGTTGTTGTTGTTGGAACACTCAAACCCATTTTTTTCGCTAACTCTTCTCTTGTTAAAAGGTTGTTATTTGTTACTGATTTCGTGTCTTGTTTTGCGTTTTTCATAATAAAAAACTCCTTTTATTTTATCTTTTAGTTATCATATGTCAAAAAGCTTGTGCCGTAGCACTACTAATATTAAATA